CTCTTCTCTAGCCCTTCGGGGTGACACTTCAGGTCTTTATGACCTTAATTCTAATGAATTGCGCACTGCAAACACTTTAACTTTCACTATTCTTTCTATTCTTAAAGGACCAGGCGAATCAAAAGATAAGATGAAGAATGCTACAAGTAGACTATCCAGTCTTATGACCAGTGGTAAAAATGTTGACATTAACACCGATAATTACACAGTGATGTATGATTATGTTATGTCAAAGGCCCAAGGGTTGTATCTCAAATCTTTGGAAATTGAGAACTATAGGCATTTGGAATGGAATCGTAATTTACCTGTAATAGAGGACCGAATGCAAAATGCCCAACATAACGGTGTTTTTGGTCGTCTAACACAAAAAGAGTTGGGAGACAGAAGAGCATTATTCCATACAAGCGTGATCAAGTACTTAGCAGAACAGTCTCTAAGAACCACCAGGATTGCGTTGACAAGGAAATATGTATCACCCAAAGAATTTGAAAGTGACCTCACACGATGGTTAGATTTGTTAATATTAAATGTAGCTACCCCAATAGCATCACTACATTTTTATCCAATTATAATGGATGATTTTGACAAATCTTTGTATGAAGTGAATTACCAAAATGTCATTTCAGCCACAGAGGATTGTTTAAGACAATATTGTAATAAGGCAGACAACTATTCCCAGCTTATGGGTTTCACTAGGGAAAATAACGAGATTTCTACACTATTAAGTGTGTCTCAAAATTTTTACCCTGCTGCAAGTGAAGAATATTCCAATGATGACATTTCCGAACTAACAACTTTTAGTATGTCAGAGGATTTAGACCCAAAAGCTGGCTCGGTGGATGATCCACCAATACAACCAGAACCCAATACTACACAGAAAGAACTAGATTCTTATGTTATTAATGAAGGTGCTGTACCAAATTTGGTATTTGAAGAACCACCTTTAGAGACTTACAGACATGAAGTCTCAATTAATGACCATTTGAATGCAGTTTGGTCTGAAGATACTGTTCCCCAGGCAGAATTAATGTATAGAATACATGAAAATTCTGGTACAAGAACCAAAGAGGATGCAGTCATTTTATTAGGAACAACGAACCTTATAGAATTTGATAGCATACAAGGACTTGATTCTACCAAGCCTGTCGATGAAAGTATATTACGTCATGATGGTTTTAAGTTGAAGAAGAAAACAAAAAATAAAATGAAAAATGAGATTGCAGAAATGTATGTGATTGGCCCAGTCAATGTTGATAGTATTCCTGGTACGTTTAATCGAACACCTGAGAATGAAAGAATATCATTGCTTGGCAGGCATATGGCTCTCACCACTAAAGAACACTCCGATAATTTTTTTCGATTAAATCGTAAATGGAGTGCCTCGTTTAACAAACATTTTGATTATACACCAATTGATTCCAAGATCATGTCGGTTGATGAATGGTTGTTAACTCAGGAACCCAAGAAACGTAAATTGTATATTGAAGCAAGGGCCAAATTGCCTATAACTAATTTTTCCAAAGATGAGTACCACACTAGACAATTCTTCATTAAAGGGGAAGTGCAAGTACCACCATCGGATTGTAGTTTGGCGACCAAAGCCCCTCGAGGTATACAAGGATTATTGTCAGCTGACAGTAGTTTATTTTTGGGAGGTTTTATGAGTGGCGTTAGTAATGTTTATCACAAAACTGCACTAGCAAACAATTTTATTATTCCTATGGTGCAACAGCATTAGACATTGGTGAATGGTATAATCAAGTATACCAACAAGAAGGATCACCTGGTTTGCAGTACATCATAATGGAGGATGATTTTTCTTCATTTGATTCAACCCAAGGTATAGGCGCTATGACAGCTGAACATGAGGTGTATGATTTAATTTTGAATAAATCTACCTTAGACATGAGAACCAAAGCTAACATTCGCCTAACACTTGACCGTGAGAAAATGACGCATGGAAAAGGTTCATTTTACACTTACTCTAATCCTGCTACCAGGAAATCAGGCAGCCAACATACAAGCCCGGGTAACACAATTGTAAATTTTAAATCACATTATTATGCCATTATGGAATGGAATGAGAAACATAGAGACCAAAAACACGGTAAAATCATGAATTTTAGAATGATGGGTCTTGGCGATGACAATGTATTGGCCATCGCTATAGAACCAGAATTTTATGCCAGTTGGGAAACATTCGCTGAAAAATTAATTTCATCGATTGGTCTTAAACCCAAGATGGCCCGTAACAAGAATACGTCTTATTGTTCTTCTTATTTCATGCCAATAATCAAAGACGATGGATCGCATTCGTTTTTGTTGGTTCCTAGTGTAACAAGAGTCCTCACTAAAATGGGGTGGTCACTAGCTACTATGGCAAAAGGATTTGATAAGTCTACAAGAGTATGGGGCAATTTACATGGAATAACTAGCAACCAACAAATGCCAGTTATGCGTGTATTTTATGAACATTTTAGTAAGCTTGGAGTTAAGGCTAGTTATAGCAATGATTACCAAGCCATCGACAAGAAAGTTCACGGCTATCAACCTACAAGAGACATAGAAGAATGGTTTTCGAATCTCTATAACGTGACTACCGCAGAGGTCATGGAATTGGAGAGCTACCTAAAGAGTAGCCTTACGCGGTATGGAAAGCAACCATTTGCTTGGTCCCACCCAGTATTTCGGAAGATGCTGGCGTAACCGCATAAGGGATATCACCGGACTGGTAATCCGGAAACAGATTGACGCCTGTATCCCTGATAGTTATTATAAAACATACATATCTTGATTTAATTAATAACAATGAATTCCAAACAAAAACAAACGCCAATTAAACAGAATGGTAAATCCAAGAAACCAGTCATTAAACGAATTAAACAATCTCCTCGCAACAAATTACTCAAAGCACCATTTTTGTCCGCTTTGGTGTCTCCTTTTCATCCTGATAGTATGGGTATTAGGGTTCCTGATCCATTCCCCTTTCCTACTGCCACTTACCATTTACATCAGACGCATGTTGTTGGGAATGCAGCAGGAACTGGCTCAGTAGCTTTTATGCCCAACCCTATACTTTCTGCTATAGATTTGGGAGGCGTCAATGATGCGACTAAGGCTTCTTTGAATACCACATCTTTCACTCGATATGCCACGAACCCAGCTATAACAGCTTATCAGCTATATGGTGCTACAGGACCATCTACTTTAGCTGGTTTGTTGGCAGATTACCGCATAGTTTCATGGGGAATCAAAATCAGCAATTTACAACCTGAACTTTCTGCCACTGGAAAGATCATTGTTGCTATGATTCCTCATGGAGACACAATTCCGTCATATAGTGAACTAGTTCAAACCGGAGTGCCAGTCACTTCAGCCACTGTTTTTCCAATTTTTGGCACTACCATTGCAGCTTTGTCATCATCTGCTATACTACAATTACCAACAGCACAAGAGTTTGCTGTCCAGGACTTCTTACATGGAGACTTGGAAGTCAGTGGAATGTATACCAATACTTCATTTTGGCAATTTAAAACTTGCGCCTCCAATCCTGTATCCAGTCTAACAACTTCTAGTGGAGATTCATTTTCTGCACTACAAGCGACAGGGGTACCAAACGCTTGGGGCTACAAAGATTTAACCAGAATGATTGGTGCCTGTTCTGTAGTATTGTATTTTGAAGGCATGCCAGCTACATTCAATTCTATACAAGTAGAAACCATATATCATTTAGAAGGTTCACC